AGCAAACGCATCTACAACAATATTCTCAGGTTCATCTCAAGTAAGTTTAGGTTCTGCAAGTGGAAACATTGCATTAGCAACTCAAACAACTGGTGATTATGTTGCAAGCTTAGTTGCAGGAACTAACATCACACTTTCTAATAATAGTGGTGAGAACGCAACTCCAACAATTGGATTAACAAATAATGCAATAACAATAGCAGGAACTTCAACTTCATTGGGTGGAACAATATCAGCGGCAACTATTGGTAACGCAATTGGTGCATTTAGTGGTTCATCTCAAGTAAGTTTAGGTTCTGCATCTGGAAACATTGCATTGGCAACTCAAACAACTGGTGACTATGTTGCAAGTTTAGTAGCAGGAACGGGTGTAACTCTTTCTAACAATAGTGGTGAAAACGCAACTCCAACAATTGCAATCGGACAAGCAGTAGCAACATCTTCAAATGTTCAATTCAACTCATTAGGTATTGGTATGGCAGCATCCGCTACCGCTGGTAGAATTGACGCAACAAATGATATCGTTGCTTACTCATCTTCGGATATTCGTTTCAAAGAAAACATCAAAGCAATTGAAAATCCAATCCAAAAAATCAGACAGATTAGTGGTAACACTTACGATTGGAAAGCTGAGAACAAAATTGAGCACGGATACGAAGGAAATGATGTGGGTGTAATTGCACAAGAAATTGAAGCAGTATTACCACAATTAGTTCAAACAAGAGATAATGGATATAAGGCAGTTAAATATGACAAATTGGTTGCATTATTAATCGAAGGTATTAAAGAACAACAAACACAAATAGATAATTTAACAATTCAATTAGAAGAGTTAAAGAAACAAAAAGGTTTATAATTAATGTATGATGTATATTACACCACCGCTGGAGGACCCTGGTTCAACAGCGGTGCTGATATATGGGTAACTAATTGGATAAAAGAAGTGGCACCTGATTTAGAAGTCAAGCCACTTCTTATTTTCCATAGAAAGAAACCGGATAATTACGAAGAATTTCCGATTGATATTGACCACATTTGGACAATTTCAGAAGATGAAATCATTGGTCACTTTGATAATGCAAGAAAGATACACATATTGCATGGCCATTACACTCCAACTAGAGCTATACACCAAAATTTAGAAAAGATTAATTCAATTGTTTTTCACAATTTGACAAAAGTATCTTTAATTGCACAACAACAAAAAGAAGAATATCTTCATTGGTATGGTAATTGGGAATACGAAAGTGAATTAATAAATAAAATTAAAAATAAAGTTTGGGTAGGATTATATCATTTTCCATATGAAGCGGAAAATTTACATCATATACCAAATAATTATGAATTTACACAAAACAAAGAACTTTCAAACTCAACAATATTAGGATATGCGGCAAGAGTAGAAGGTAGAAAAAATGTTGAATATATGGATGGATTGGGTGGATACATTTCTACCAATTCGGAAACATTCAACAAATATTATAAAAAGAAATATGGATACAAATTTGAAAAAGCAAAAATTTACAAGTTTGATTACAAATATAAAGAAAGGTTCTACTCACTTGATTGGGGAATATCTCATTCTTGCTTTGAATATGAACCATTCGGATACGGAATTTTTGAAGCAGTGGATTGGGGGAAACTTCCAATATTACATGAAAAATGGCATGTTCCACTTGATTATAAATACAAAGCGATTGACAAGGAAACATTTAAGCAGACCTACGAAACGATTTGTAAAGATGATTACCAAACCCGTAAAGCAGAATTTGAAAAATTAAAGAATTGGATGATTGAAAACTTTTCCAATAAAGATGTATGGAAAGATAAACTTTTAGATATTTATAACGGAGAATAACACATAAAATATGCCAAGGACAAATTTATCATTAGGAAATTTATTTAGAGCAACGCAAGGTACAAATAGAACTGGTCAAGTTTCGTTAAATGCTATGAATGCATCGGCAGGAACGGCGGCATCTATGATTGAATTCGCAGTAGATTCTATAACAATAAATCAACCAACTTTTACATACATAGTAGAAAGCACATCAGAAAATGCAACTTTTTCATTTGGTTCAGCCGGTTCTTTACATGGAACTAGAGTTGGAAGTGTAGCAGCAAACTATTCTGTGACTTTTGATAACGCAAACTTTTCAGTAGGTTCTCCAACATTAGGAGCATCTCCATCGTTTCCAATCACACCCGCAGCAATTAACGCATCAAATTATTCGGAAGCATCATCGATATTATCTATGAAGTATGCCGATGGATATAATTTAGCAGCAACAAATTATAATACTACAACTACAAAAACATTATACGCAGTAGATGTTTATAATACAATTAACCAACCTGACTTTTGTCTATTATTTGGTACAAAGATAACAAAGGCCGATGGTAGTCAAGTTAATATTGAAGATTTGCTTGTTGGTGATACGATTAAAGCGTGGGTTCCAGACGGATTGCCCGATGAATCACAAGATGTTGAAAGTGACCAAGTTGAATGGAGATTTCATATGTTAGATGCAGCTGAAGGTGAATACCAAGAAGTAGTAGTATCTGATATCGTATTTAACTTTGCAAGTGGATATTATCAATTAAACGATGGTTTAATAAAGGCAACCGGTACTCACCCAATGTATGTTTGGGATTGTGAAATTGAAAAGTATCGTTTTAAAAATATTGAAGATATTCTTATAGGTGACTTAATTGTAACTTATGATGAAATTGGTGGTATCAATGAAGTTGAAATAACTAATATAGAAGTTATAACTGACGATGTTGAGATTGTAACACTTAATGTGGAAAATGCCGATGTTTATTTAGCAAATGGTATCATTTCACACAACAAAGGAACAACTACTCAACCATCAATACCGGCACCAGGATTGAGAATGTATGTTGACCCATCAAAAGCATCATCAACAAATGGTACTGCAACAACCGACTGGTTAGACCTTTCGGGATATAATACAGGTGTAAGACCTGCAGGTGTTGCAAACGCAGCAGGTATTAACGGTGGTAACCCATCATATAATTCCGGAGTAAGAAAACAAACATCATGGTCTTTAAATGGTACAAACCAATTCTGGTATAAAGATACTACTACAAATATCAATGGTGGTATTTCACAATTCAATACTAACACAGGTACAATTCATATGTGGATTAGACCTACAACCACTTTGGGTGTAGCATCAAGACATATTTTTGACTATGCAGGATTTTATGGTTTAGCAATTGAATCAACTGATAGTTCTACATTAAATAGAGTTAGATTCTATGGTAGTTCATTAGGAAATGGTTCACAATTTACTACATCATTATCATCAAATGTTTGGTATATGATATCAGCAACATTCCAATCAAGTGGTACTTGTACTGTATATGTTGATGGTACATCTGTTGGAACATTTAGTGGAGCAGCATTTACGGCACCATCATCTACTAACTTTTTAACAATTGGTAGTAATAGTGCAAGAACGACATTTTGGAATGGACAAATAGGACCTGTATTGTTTTATAACACATTACAAAGTTCGACAAAAGTAACAGAAACATATAATTACTTCTCACCAACATATAAATAAAAATTATTGTTTTGACATAAATTTTTATATTTATAAGGAGAATTAATAAATTTAAATTAAAGCATATAAAATGGCAGAAAAAATGGTATCACCAGGTGTTTTCACAAAAGAAAACGACCTTTCATTCTTACAACAAGGTGTAGCAGAAATAGGTGCAGCATTCATTGGCCCTTTCAAAGAAGGCCCATTGGTTCCAACAATCGTAAATTCACAAGCTGAATTCGAACAATTATTTGGAGCAGCTGATGGAACATATTATACTCCATTAGCAGTACAAAATTATTTAAGAGAAGCAGGAACTGCAACTATTTGTAGAGTAGCTGGTACATTGGGTTATACCGAAACCGCACCTTTATTATTAATAGCAGCTTCAGGTTCTCAATCAGGTGCACTTGGTGTTTTATTTAATACATCAGGTAGTGCAAATGCAGGATTTTCAAATGCAGCTTTATCCGATTTAAATGGTGGTGGAGATTTTTCACTAACAGGTACAAATTTAGGATATAGTGCATCTTTGGATTCAACTGTTGTAAATGATATTGAAGCGGTATTTGGTACATCACCATATGGTTCAAATGGTGCATATTCTTACGCATTCTTTAAAGAAAATGGTTTAATAATAAATACCGGTTCTTATACTCTATCAAATGCCGATGGAATTTCAACTGGTTCAATTGTAAAAACATTTGCTGCAAATATTAGTGCAAGTGTTGTTGTATTAGATAGTCAAAAATTTAGTGGTTCATCTCAAACAGGTGAAGCATGTGAAGCATTGACTCCATATATTCAATCTCAATTAATTAGTGGACAAAGATATAACCTTTTCCAATTTGAAACATTAACTGCAGGAAACGCAGCAAATACTAAAATTAAAGTTGGTATTACAAATGTAAAAGCAGCAGGTACAACAAACGGAACGGATTATGGTACATTTACAGTAGTAGTTAGAGCATTTAATGATACTGATAAGAAAAAGAATGTATTAGAAACATATTCAAATGTAAACTTAGACCCAAATTCTCCAAACTATATTAGTAGAGTAATTGGTGATAGAAAATTATCAATAGATTCTTTAGGTAAAATAACTGAAAGTGGTGATTGGGTAAGTAATTCAAAATATATTAGAATTGTAAACTTAAATGAAAATGCACCCGTACAAGCGGTACCATTTGCACACGCAGCGTATCAATTATTTGTAAAGGCTGGAAATTATTCAAACTTTATTCCAAGAGTAACATTCTCAACTGGTTCAGTAGTAGATTCTTCTAAATATAGTGGTATTGATTTGGATAACAATGGTGATAACAAAATATATATGAAGCCAATTCCTGTAAGTGCAGGTAATGGTTCTAACGCAATATTCTCATTGGATACAATTTGTGGACTAACATTAAACCCACAAACACAAACTGCATCTGATATTGCAAAAAGACAATTTGTTGTAGCATTTCAAGAAGGATTTGATGGATATGCACCGAACACAAACGCATCGGATATTGAACCATCGACAATTGCAGGTAAAGCAGCATATGCTAAACACATCGCAGCATTATCAAATGTAGATGAGTTTGATATCAATATGGTAGTTGCACCACACGTTAACAGAGCAGACCATTCGGCAGTATTTACTTCGATTTTAGATATGGTTGAACAAAGAAATGACGCATTCTTTATTGGAGATGCCGGTAATGCGGGCACATCTTTATCAGCAACTATAACACAAGCCCAATCGGTAGATTCAAATATGGCAGCAGTATACTATCCTTGGATTAAAACAATTGATGTTAATACAAACAAATTAATCACAGTTCCACCATCGGTATTACTTCCAGGTGTATTCGCAGCAAACGATAGAGTAGCAGCAGAATGGTTCGCACCAGCAGGTTTGAATAGAGGTGGATTAGTAGGAGCAGTTAGTGTATTGAATAGATTAACTCAGTCTGAAAAAGATGAATTATACGAAGGTAAAGTAAACCCAATCGTACAATTCCCAGGACAAGGTATCGTAGTATTCGGACAAAAGACATTACAAGACAAACCATCAGCATTAGATAGAATTAATGTAAGAAGATTGTTATTAACTGTAAGAAAATATATCGCATCTACTTCAAGATATTTAGTATTTGAACAAAATACTTCTGAAACAAGAAATAGATTCTTAAATATCGTTAACCCTTATTTAGAATCAATCCAACAAAGACAAGGTTTGTACGCATTCCGTGTTGTAATGGATGATTCAAATAATACTCCGGATGTAATTGATAGAAACATTATGAAAGGTGCTATCTACTTACAACCAACTAAAACGGCTGAATTCATTCAAATTGATTTCAACATTTTACCAACCGGAGCAGCATTTAACGCATAATTTAGAAAATAGATATTTATATAAAAGAATTAAAAAATAAAGTAAAATGCCAGAAATATTAGAGTTTGATAAAATGTTCTATAAGAATTTTGAACCAAAGATGGGTAACAGATTCATTATGGAAATCAATGGTATCGAATCATACATTATCAAAACAGCAAACAGACCAACTTTCACATCAGAAGTAGTTGAATTAGACCACATCAATGTAAAAAGAAAGCTTAAAGGTAAATCAACATGGGATGATGTAACTATCACTCTTTATGACCCAATTGTACCATCAGGTGCACAACAAGTTATGGAGTGGGTTAGACAATCACATGAGTCATTAACAGGTAGAGATGGATACGCCGCTTTCTATAAGAAAGATGTTACATTCTTCTTATTAGGCCCAGTTGGTGATAAGATTGAACAATGGACTTTAAAGGGTGCATTTATCCTTTCAGCAAACTTTGGTGAATTGGATTGGGCATCAAACGACCCAGTTTCAATAGAATTGACACTTTCATATGATTACGCAATTTTAGAATTCTAATCATATTAAAAATTATAAAACAAAGGGATACCCACAAAGTATCCCTTTTTTATTTTTCAAAAATACAATATATATAATAAAGACAAAAGTTATATTATGGAACAACAAAATGTAGAACAACAAGTTACAAGAGGATTAGGTGGATTTCAACAACAAGGACAAAAGTCATATCCATTTCCAACTGAGGTTATTAGTTTACCATCGAAAGGATTATGTTATCCTGAAACATCTCCATTATCAAAAGGAGAGATTACAATCAAATTAATGACTGCAAGAGAAGAGGATATTTTAACTTCTACAAATTTATTAAGAAAAGGAATTGTATTAGATAAATTATTAGAATCAATCATAGTAGAATCGGGTGTAAACGTTGGTGATTTATTAATTGGTGACAAAAACGCAATATTAATTTCTAGTAGAATATTGGCATATGGTCCAGAATATAGTGTAACTATAAATGACCCAAATGAAAATGAATCAGTTGATGTTAAGGTTGATATGTCTAAATTGAAAATAAAAGAAATAGACGAATCGTTATTGAGTAGAACAAACGAATATGAGTATGTATTACCAAAAACGGGAGTACCTGTTAAATTCAAATTATTAACTCATTTTGATGAACTTGCAATACAAAAAGATATTGATGCCAGTGAAAAAGCATTAAAACAATCCAATGAAATTACTACGAGATTGAGAAGAGTTTTGACTGAGGTTAGTGGAAATAGAGATTTAGGATATATTAGTAATTTTGTTATAAATCAATTACAGGCAGCAGACTCTCGTTCTTTGAGAAAATATATTCAAACATTAACACCGGATATTGATTTATCATTTGATTATACCTCACCATTTACGGGAGAGACGGAGGCTCTTAAAGTCCCAATAGGACTTGACTTTTTTTACCCTGCCGACTAATTATTCAACGGTATTACACCAACAAATATTTAATCTAATTTATAATTCCAATGGTGGTTTTACTTGGAATGATGTATATTATATGCCCATTAAACTTAGAGAGTTTTATTGGAGAGAATTATTAAAAACAAAAGACGCAGAAGCTGGTGTTTACGAAAAAGCAATGAATAATAATACAACTTCAAAAACAGCCAGAAGAAGATAAAAAAGTATATTTAATATTTATTATAGAATAACTTCATTAAATGGCTAAAAATACAAATAAATACAGACCGGTAACTACCAGTAGTGACAATTCTATGGAAAGAAGTATAACTTATTTCAATAAAAATGTCACTAATTTTGCTCAGTCAACGGATGAACTTATTAGAAGTATAAATACATTTACTAAATCGGTAGATTCTTTTAAAAGTAGTGTAGAAGAACAAAAAAAGGAATCCAAAAAAAATAACAAAGAAAACAAACCAAGCCCAGCTGGGGGTGGTAGTAAGAAAAAACCATTTACAGAAAATAAAGCTTGGGCAAATAAAACACAAAAAGGATTAGACAAATTCCAAGCTCGTGCAAATAAATTAGGATTAGGTAGATTACAACAATTTACAAACGATGTATTCGGAAAGAATGCAACCAAAAAGATGACCAGAGGAATGGCCAAATTTACCGGTGCAATTCAATCCAAAGGTGGTGCAGGTGGATTGGGTAAAGCGGGTGTGGGTAGAGCTATG